AAGCCACCGAGCCCGCCAAGGATTGATCCGAACGAATCGCCACCCTGGTCCGCGTAATAGTCGCGCGACTGTGTGCCGTACATGGTCGTGGCGTTCTGGCCCATCTGCCCGGCCAAGCTACCCGCGGCGCCATATCCGCTGTTCATGCCCGCCAGGCCCTGGTTTGTGAGATTCAGACCGGATGCTCCGTAACCTGCTCCTGCCCCTGTCGCCTGCATGCCCATGGCGGGGTATCCAGCCAGGGCGTTGGTAGCTCGATCGGTGAGCGCATATCCCTCTGCGCGGGCGGCGGCGTTCACCTTCTGGCTGGCGCTGGCCAGCGCGCTCGCCTGGGCGATGGAGGCCTGGTTGTTCAGTGCGAGGGCCTTCCCCGAGCTGGGGTTCACACCCATACGACTCATGGTACGCAGCCCCTGGTCGCGTGCGCTGGAGAAAGCCGAGTTGACATCTGCGAATGCCTCGCCTCGCATTTCGTTTTGGCGGGCCTGCGTATTGAACGTGTTGGCATCAGACACCAGGCGATCCTGCAGGCCGGTCAGCGAGCCGCGTCGGTTCAACATCCAGCCCCTGTCCTCCTGCGACTGGTTGTACGCGGATCGTGCCGTGTCCAGGCCGAAGCGCANCTGTTCCTGCTGCAGCGGGAGCATGGCGTCCGACTGCTGCACCATGCGGGTGATGTTGGCGTCCTGGATGCCCATCGAGCGAATCTGCGCCTCGACAAGTCGCGGGTCAGGGGCCGGTGCACTGTTGCCGCCCTTGCCACCATGCAGCCGCATCTTCCCACCAGCGCGTGGCTCAAACGCCCCCTCTGGTAGCATTTCGTAAAACCACTTAGACATACCGGCAGTCCTTTCGCCACATCACGTACAGAATCACATCCCCTCCGTCGGGGGCGGCACCTGCGAGGCGAGCCTCCTCCTGGTAACCAAAATGTTCGTTGAGGCGTCGCGCCTCGGTATTGCTTGCGTTCACATAACCGCTGATCCGCTTCACACCCAGTTCACAAAACGGGTAGTAGAAACCGTATCGCAGGAACTCGCGGGTCATCCAGCGCTTGCCGGGTTGCCCGGCGAGGTGCGCCCAGATGTTGTGGCCGTTGTACCCCTCGTAGAGCGCCCCGGCGATCAACTCGCCGTCTTTCTCCAACCCGATGCCCTTCATGCCACCTACCATCTGCAGGGGCATGAGCTGCGACATGAATGCGAACACCCGTGCCGGGTTGGAGATCAACCGCGAGGTCATCAGTCGCTCAGAATGTCCTGCAGATCACCCATGATCGAGTCAGTGTCGTCGGGCTGCTCGACCGCCGCGTCAGGTTGATCCTGAGCATCGACCTTCTTGGCGCGCGGCTTGCGCGGCGCAGATGGCTCCTTGACCACAACATCCACGATGTTTTCCAGCTCGTCCACACCTTCCGGCGTGAGCAGAAACTGCCCATTGCGGTACTGACCAACCACCTTGCGGCGCAGGATAAGGTCACCTGTTACCAGCTCGGCGCCACGGGAAATCAGCTCTTTGTCGCTCATGTCAACTCCTATGAAATGTGAGCAATTATGCTCTAACATGTTAGATTAATCTAGTGGTTCACCAGTCAATCCCACCTCGTCAAGTTCCGGCCTCAGCTGCGTCCCGTGCCGTTGCGGTCTGCATATATAGTGAATACAACACTTGGAATACCTGTGCATGTGTCATGCTCTGACCAGTGGGTAGATTTGTCAGTGGGTCAAGCAACGGGAAGGTCCCATCGGGCGCGAAGTTGACTGCGCACCCCTGTGCCCACTGGTTGATCGGTTCGCCGTCCAGCATTATGATTTTTTCTTCTGCGAACTCCACCTTCGGCTGTCCGCCGAACGGGTTGCGTGCGGTCACTGTATGGCAGCGCTGCCATACGGTTCCATTTACGACAGATTCTTTGTAATTGAGCATCTCGGGCATCCTTTGTTGATTGGTCTTAGGTGAGTTGGCTCATGCCTGTGAATGTGTACCAGTGCACGCCGTTAGCGATACACAGGTTACCGTTGTAAAAGCACACTGAGCCGGCGGAGCGGTTGCTTGGTAGCGACGCTAAAGGCTGTAAGTGCAGCGGTGCCCCCGACGAGTTGCCTTCCAGTTGTGCGCCGTGGCCGCTGGTGCTGCGCCCATAAAGGCCCGCTCCGCTACTTGAGTTCGAGCCACGCAGACAGTAACTTGTTGATGCGGATGAAAATTCACTGCTTTGCGCCGTGAAGCTGGTTAAATTGATCGTTCCGCTGACGGAATCTATATNTGAGGTCACTGTGTTGACGTTATTAAATCCGCGTATTTGCATTGCGTAAGCACCCCCGGAAATGTCCCACCGGGCGCCCGAGTAAGCTGTGCTGATATTGAACGCCGTCAAGTTGCCAGCTGCGATAGAACTGGCAGAGATTGTCCCAGACACCACCAGGCTGCCGTCAATGTACGCCGCCACTCCCGTCCACGAGCCGGGGTATCCGGCAGAAATGCACTCCATTGCGCCACCTGCGTAATAAACGATGTCGCCGCGAATGGGGTAGGTGGGGGTTGCTCCCGCCGCTGACGCGATGGTCTGCACTGCGGATGCCGCCGTGTTTGCATTCCAACCCCCTGAAATCTTGGTGACTATGGTGCCGCGTGTGCCAGCTGGGCCTGGCACAGTTGAGGCTGGCCCAGCTGGCCCTTGTTCACCCTTTATCAACGACCAGGTGTAGTCACTTGGTACAGTTGATTCAGTGGCGGTGGACTTATTTGAGGCAATTCCCAGGTACGTCTGTCCCGCCCAGGCCCCGGTTGTAAACCCAGATGTACCGCTTGCGTTGTTGGCATAAGCAAACCAGGTATAAGTTGTGTCCCCCGTTGGGCCGGTTGCCCCTGGTACACCTTGGTCACCCTTGATCAATGACCAGACATACTGTGCCGGGTCGGTGCTTTCGACGGCGGTTAACTTGTTATTGGCGATACCAATGTAGGTCTGCCCAGTATTGGCACCTNTCGTGAAATCGAGCGTCCCTGTACTGTTGTTTGCATAGGCCACCCAGGTGTACGTTGATGCCCCCGGATTACCTTGTAACCCCTGCTCCCCCTGCAGACCGTCCTGCACGAGTTTGGTAGGCACGCTCCAGGTGAGCGCGGTGGCTATTCCCGTTGCCCCTGGTGCGCTGGCAATGGTCGTGCTAACGTAAAGCGGATCAGGTCCAGCGGGTACAGTGTTACTCCACGTTGCGGGTGGTGTGCCGATGTTGGCGCCGAAGTCGTACTGTCCACCTGACGGTGGGACATATATGGGTGATGCGCTGCGCTTGTAAACGGGGTAGGCATACGTGCTGTTGCCACTCGCGCCAGGTGCGCCGTCTTGCACAAACAAGATTGGTGCGCTCCATGTTCCGGCTGTCGCCGTGCCTGTGTCACCGGGTATGGAGAACGTGGTGGTGCTGACGTAGAGTGGATTGGTTCCGCCAGGTGGTGATGAGAACCAACCCGTTGGAGGTGTCAGCGCGTTTGTTCCGAAATTGAATGACCCTTCGCTTGGTGCCACTGTCAGCGCGCTCGCACTGCGGCGATAAATGGTGGCGGTGTAGGTTGATTTTCCGTCGGTGCCTGCCACCGCGTCCTGCAGTGCTGTTCCCGAGCTGGAGTTGATCCGCAAGCTACCGTTGATATAAACCCCGCTGGCATCCACTCCGAACGGGATGATGCCGGGTGCACTTGCCGTGGTCACGGCGAACTTGTCGGCCTGCACAATAAATGCCGACTCTGTGTATCCGTTTGGGTCTTCTGAGGCAGCCAAGCCTATTCCAGCCACCGCGCCACCCGCGTTGATCTTGACCATGTACTCGCCTGACAAACCACTCACGCGGCTTGCCGTGGCCATCAGCGACTCCTCGATGGTGACCCCGCCAACGTTATCCAAACGTGCCTCGATTTGGGTCACCTTACCTGCTGTGACCAAGTCTCCGTCCGCCTTGGCATAGGTCAGCTCTCGCACGCCGGCCATCGCGCCTTCTACCGAGGCTGTTACCTCCTGGGTCGCATATGCCAGGCTCTCGGCGGTGCTTTGAAGTTTTTGTTCCAGGCGCTGAATATCGGCACCGCGCTTTTGTGCTTCGGCCGCGATGTCGTTGAGCAGTATTGCCCGCACCTGGGTCGGCACGTCATCGAAGCGCGTCACATCATCAAGTTTTGTGAGCAGGTCCTTATACAGCTTGGTCGCCCGAATGCTGTCAGCGAATGCGTCCACGGTCAAAGTAACATACGTCCCGTCAGGTTGCCGTACCATAACGCCAGCCTGCGCGCCGCGAGCATCGCTGGTGAGCCCGAGGTCTTCCAATTCGCGCAATGTGACCGCCCGCTCATGCGGGTTGCCGCGATTGCCCTCACGCACCTCCAGTCGCTCGGATACTGCCTGTATCCAGCGGTCCAGCGCAGGATTGCCCGTGTTGACGACATGTAGACCTGGTAGTTTTGCAGAACCTCGCACTCGGCTCATGAGACCCCCCTAAGTTCTTCAGTGCTACCAGCCAGGACAACCTTGGTTACTCGTGCCGACCCACTCAGTGTTATTTCGTGCTCCAGATAACGCCCTGGTGGCAGGCGCCATGGGGTGTTATCTGTCACCACCTTGGTGTATCGCTCCTGGCCGTCGGCAACCCATGTCAATGTCACTGGTGAATTTTCCGACTGGTCTCCCGTGACCTTGGCCCAGACCAGCGGCGTTTGTGCAGGTAGCTCCAATGGGGGCGACTTCCAGGTTGCAACGCGTCGTCCGACACTGAATGCCTGCTTTAGCTCTGTCCCAGACGCGTAAAAAACCGAGTCGGCCAGGCTATCTATGAACACTGCGCCTGCACTCATGTCCACACGAGCTAGCTTTTTGGCCGCAATGTCCAGCGCGTAGCAGCCGCCGCCGTTGCCTGTGTACCAGAAGTAGTACACACTTTCGTGCAATGCTGCGACGATGGAGGATGGGTCCAGTAGCGCCCAGTCCTCGCGCGCAAACAGCCCCGTTGTGATCACTTCGACACCACCACTATTAGCAAAGCACACGCCATCAGGTGACGCGTACAGCACACCTTTACCCGTTGATGCGATTGACCGGGCGCTGCTGCATGCTTGCGAATCATCCAACACTTGCTCACTCATGGAGGCCGAATCTGCGCCGCTTATGATTGATGGGTTGGCCAGCGTACCGACGAACAGGGATTGCCCGAATGCACGCAATCCAACTATCGGGTGCTTTACTGCGATCTGGTACTGCAGCGGCCAAGCATAGGGTGCATAGGGTTCGCAGAAGGCCACGAAATTGTCGATGAAGCCGGCCATAACTCCGTTGGTCATCCCAACCAGTCCGCGCAGATAAGGTTTTGGTTTGGATGAGATCGTGCCCGCGTCGTTCAGTCGCGTTGGTGGCTCAAGCCAGTAAGTGATGCCGTCTGGGCCGATGGTTGGGCATGGTTCTCCCAGCTCAGAGCTACTCTTTGTGTCAGTGTAGCTGGCTGTACCGATAGGCAATTCATCGACAAATTGAAAACTTGCCGCAGTTGACCCACTATTGCTACGGTACAGCCTCCAGTGAGTTATGTTGCGTCCAGCTGGAGGTGTCGGGCGCGAAACCGTTGCGCTGTCGTTCTGGTCCATCTCCAACATGGGGGATGGGTCACATGGGGCTGATTCCTCACCCCGATCAGTTACGAACGTCACCACATAAAACCGAGATTCGATCAAGCGCACAACTGCATCAGCCATCACACGGGTACGGGCACCCAGCTTGTACGCATTGGATGCGGCGGTGGTGCGCTGAGAAAACAGCATGTCGTTCAGATTCTTGAGTCTGGTCAGCGCCTGGTTTGCTTCGGCCATAGCAGCAGAGAGGGCCAGAGCGCGCTCCGATCCTGTCTTTTTACCAACTCCGAAGGACGCCATGTTTGCTGCGCTGAAAAATGAGCGAAACGGCTGGATGCAATAGTCAACGACTGACAACAGTGTCGCCTTGTTCGATGCCATGTCAGCCGCGTCTTGTTCAATCAACTTGGTGAAGTCGGCGCTGAGAAAATCCTGTAGTTTGGCAAAGTTGCAACTGCGAAACCCATCGGCATCGGCGGTAATGCAGGTGTTCACATCGGCCAGCAGGTTGGCATAGCACGCGGCCGAGCCACCGTTTATCCAGTAGCGTGACGACACGCCGACAACGGACGAGGAGGTCTTGGCATACTGAGCGGCCTGGTAGAAGATGCGCGCAAAACCGGGGCCGGCTTGCTCGTAACTGGGGCCAGTGAAGTTCGAGAAAGCTGCGTTGTAGCTGTCGGTCGAGTACGCTGTGGGGGTATCCGCGGTATCAATCACACGGCGTATCTTGTCGGTCGCGGCGGTCGCCGCCAAGATGGCCCCCTTCAACGGCTCAGTTGCTGGATTCCAGTACGCCTGCGTGGAATTGACGATGCTCTCAACCTCGGCGGGGTCGAACAGCGGCTCTGCTGGATCATCAGGCCTTGTCATCGCCGTGAGCGCCGCCGACAATGCCACAGGGTCAGGTAGATTTAACGGCGCATAGACAGTGATCGGAACGGCCCAATATGTTGTTCCCGCGTATGTTATTTGGGTTCCGCCGAAAACACTGTCGCGCAGGAACGCAAACGCCTCATGCATTTCCCCGCCAACCACAGGAACACACAGATTCCATTGCTCCGTAGACACACTGGGTAGAGTGTTGGAAGTCAGCGCTGTGCCGTGACCAAGCCAACCAAACTGCGTTGGCGTGGGGGGTGATGGTGGGATGGAATTACCGTAGTAGTTCTGCACAAACGATGTGCGAAAGGCCTCCGCGATCAGCGCAACCTGAGATGTGTCGGCACCAATGGCGTCGTCCGCGCTGAATTCTTCCACGACGTTGGTTGTTGCCGTCACGCCAGACGGGCGAGGTACACCAAGTAGGCGGTCGTCCCCAGTGGCGTCGATTACTCGTGGTGGAGCGGAGCCATCGTTGAAACTCACGTATGTTCGCTCCGTGGCATCGTCATTAATTTGACCCTTGACGTAGCTTTTGTCAACCGCCTCGGCAATCCACCCGGCACTGATTTCCGTGCGCAGCGCCCCCGTTGCGTCGCGCAGTAGTCGGTATATGGTTTTCGTGCCAGCCGGCACGGTGGCGACTGTGCGGTCCCCCAGCAGAGGTCGAAACTCGCTGGCTGTAGCTAACAAGTTAGAGTTTACCTGGGAGGCATCGGGTGGGAGGGCGCGGGGCGACATGCGAGGTATCTCGCCACCGAAGTTCGTGATAACTATGACCGACATTTCAGTTCCCGTCTCCGATTAGCGCCCGATCGGTGTCGATCTGCTGGCGCAGCAATTTTACTTCGGCATCCCGTCGAGCAAGATCACTTCGGAGCGCTCCAACCACTTCTGCCCCATTGACAATGTGCGCATCGAGGGCTGCGTGTCGATCCGCAAGATCGCTACAGGCAGCGGCGTTGCTTTTGGCTTGCGCAAGATAGGTGGCAGCTCGGCGCTCGGCGTTGATGCGCAGCCGGTCAATGCGATCAAGGTCAGCACGAGAAATGGCATCGCGCACAGGTTGCGAAGTCGTGAAGTCATCGGAGTTCTCCTGTGTGGCGGCTGCGTGGGCGGATTCGTCGGCAGAGGTCTTGATTTCGTGCTTGAGTGCGGAGTCGGTGCGCGCCTTGTCGTCCTGGGCTACTGTGACCTTGAGCTTGTCGTGCGCTCTTTGCTCGTTGTGCAGGCGCACGGTCTGCGCCAGTAGTAGGCCGCCCGCAGCGATGGCCGCAACCATCCAGCCGTAGGCTTTGAGTTTGTCGAAGATCATTGGGCCTCCATGCACTTTTTGTGACGCTCTTGGGCGCGCACCCATACGCCCCGGCACCCGCTGCCGGGAAGGCTGCAGTCTTTGCCGGTCGCCCGGCGTGAGTCGAGGTTCAGGTAGGCGACGCACGAGGCGGCGTAGTCGCCTCGGTTTATGGCCTTGACGACCTCGGACCGGCAGGCCCCACCAGAACCGCGCCAGTAGGCGAAGTCCACCAGGATGTCGTATTCCTGCTGGCTCAGGGGTCCAGTCACGCAGCGCTTGAGCTGCAGCTCGTCTTTGCCGATGTGGGCGAGGCTCATACGCAGCGCTTTTTGAGGCGTGGCGGTGTCACCCATCTTCACCGGTGTTCCGTCCGGGTTGAAGGTTGACCCAAAGCCAACGGTCGGGCGGTCGCCGGGGACGGGGATGTATGCTTTGTCCCGGAAGCCCTCGTGGGAAACCAGCGCTATCAGCCCGGCGGCGGACAGTGCCAGCGCCGCGATGGCGGTACGGGCGCGCTCGCTCATTCGTCCACCCCGAGCTCGCTAAGGTCGGTGTCCACACGCTGCCCGCGCCGCAGGCGCTCCATGCGCAAAGCGTGCTCCGCTATGTGGCGGCGGTTTGACTCGCGTTTGTAGTGCCAGCTAATGAGCACACCGATTAGCGCGACGATGACACCGGCAAGCCCGATAAACTGGCTCGACAGGAGCCACCCGAATACGCCCAGGCCTGCGCCTGCGCCTGCGGTGCGGTCGCCCAGCGTGGCGAGGTGGTTGATGGCTTCGTCATTCATAGGCTCGCTACCTTGTTGATCGCATTGCGCTTGCGAATCACCTTGATGTTGTTCGCCACTACAAAAAGATAGAGCAAGCCCACAGCACTCAGCGGCCCTGCATCGTCCACTTCATTGCGAAAGTGCCACAGCAGCCCAGCAAAAAAGAGCTTTGCAGCAAGCGTGCCTGGCAGCACGCCAGCGGCTCCAAACAGCTTTTTCATGATGGGGTTTTCTTCGCTGCCACCCTTGCGCAAAGCGATGACAGTGGTGATCCCGTCAAGCACTTGCAGGACGATCAGGGCATAGATGACGTGTAGCGGGTTCATTCAGTATCTCCTTGTGCCATGGTCAAACTCATTCGTGCCAAGGCCTCCCACGGCCCCAACTCCGTCACGTCGATAGCGTCAAAAAGCGCGGCGATGGTACCGGGCGGCAGCGTGATGCCAGCTTGTGCGTCTGGCGTTCTTCGACGACGGCCAGCTTGGTCACCGCCGCAGCGAGCTGCGTGATGCCCTCTTTCATGTCCACGATATCGAGGCCAAGATGCTCTATTTTTGTCGCCAGGACTTGCATGTGTTTGGAGTCGTTGGGAATCTCGATCATCGGGCGGCCTTTATGGTTTGGTATTCAGGGGGGAGTTGTTTGCCCAGGCGCTCGGCTTCGTAAGACTTCCAGCAATGCTCACGCTCCAGCGTAACCAGACTAAACAAGAACTGATCCAGGGAGATCAGTAGATTCAGTAAGCGGGTAGTCATGGCCAAACCAACACAGGAAGTTCTGATTCAATAGCAGAGAAGCCAGAAGTAATAGGCCGAGTACCTGCATTCACTTCATCAAGAATTGAATACAACTTGGCCCAGGTAGCATCCCGAGCTTCAACCGCGTACTGACCCTCGGTGGCAAACTTGGGCACCGTACTGGTGGAATAGGTGCAGGCGCTCAAGATACCGTCATAATTACGAGTGCAAGCAAAGTCATCCAGTCGCCGCTGGGTGGCGTCCACGATGGACTGTTGCAACGACTGGGCTGCGGATGCCTGATTGGCGGCGGCTTCTTCGGCAGGCAGCGCATATACCTCCCATTGCTGCACACCACCCATAGGAGCAGCCTCGCGCACGGCATGCGTTGCGGGGTCGTAGTCCGGCGTGGTGCTTGGCACGTAGCTGCTCACCTCGGGCGTGTCGATCTGCCCGTCTGCCGGGAAGCTATTGTTAGGGTACAGCTTGCGCACCTGGTCGAAGGTCAGGCCGAATTGATTTTGCGTCGCGTAGAACATCAGATTGGTCCTTCAAAAGCGCGGGGGTAAAAGGCGACTCCGAAGGCATAGCTCGGAGGCAAAGTTGCAGGATTCGCCAGCTTGGTGAACGTGTCTCCACTTCGCTTGTAGATGGTCACAAATGGCGACGTGTCGTAAGCCACAGCCATATATGTGCCGTCTGCACTGAAGGCGACTCCACGGCCACTGCTCGTAGGCAACGCTGCAGGATTCGCCAGCTTGGTGAACGTGTCTCCACTTCGCTTGTAGATGGTCACAAATGGCGACGTGGTGTGAGCCACAGCCATGTAGGTTCCGTCTGCGCTGAAGGCGACTCCGTAGCCAACTTCAGTAGGCAACGCTGCAGGATTCGCCAGCTTGGTGAACGTATCCCCACTTCGCTTGTAGATGGTCAGGTATGGCGACGTGTTGTGCCCCACAGCCATATATGTGCCGTCTGCGCTGAAGGCGACTCCACGGCCAGTGCTCGGAGGCAAAGTTGCAGGATTCGCCAGCTTGGTGAACGTATCCCCACTTCGCTTGTAGATGGTCAGGTATGGCGATTTGTAGTGAGCCACAGCCATGTAGGTTCCGTCTGCGCTGAAGGCGACTCCGTAGCCAACTTCAGTAGGCAACGCTGCAGGATTCGCCAGCTTGGTGAACGTGTCTCCGCTTCGCTTGTAGATGGTCACAAATGGCGGACTGTAGTGAGCCACAGCCATGTAGGTTCCGTCTGCGCTGAAGGCGACACCACTGCCAGTGCTCGTAGGCAACGCTGCAGGATTCGCCAGCTTGGTGAACGTGTCTCCGCTTCGCTTGTAGATGGTCACAAATGGCGACGTGTTGTGAGCCACAGCCATATATGTGCCGTCTGCACTGAAGGCGACTCCGTAGCCAGCGTTAGTCGGCAAAGTTGCAGGATTCGCCAGCTTGGTGAAGTCGTTAGCGTCCTGCCCATAGATCGTGACGTATGGTGATGTTTCGTGAACCACCGCAAGAAACTTCTCGACCGCCACCGCACTTTCCGCCGCAGCCCGTCTTAGTTTGCGCGCCAACATCAAGCACCCCCCGCGAGCCAGCCGTAGACCGTGCTCCCGACCTTAGCCAACTCAATGACCGTGTATCCAGTCGTCAACAGGGTTGGAGCAGTGCCACCAATCGTTTTCCATGTAATAGACATGGACGCCCAATTGATCGTGTACGCGCTGCCGTCATCCACCATCAGCGTCATGCTCTGCCCGCTGGCCCATGTGCCCGCCGTGGGCGTGGAGTTGCCCGTCAACGTCCAGGTCTGGATGCTGCCATTTGTCGGGGATAGGGCGGGCGCGGTGCCGGTGACTGCGAAGACTTCTTCGGTGTAGCCGTCGTTGAATATGGGGGAGGTCAACGTCTTGTTGGTGAGCGTCTGCGCACCCGTCAATGTCACATCGCCATAGGTCGCGGTATCCAGCGTCCAAGTATCCTCAGCGGTCTTCTTCAGCAAACCAGTCGTACCAGCAAGTGCAGCAATGGCCGTTAGGTCAGCATCCAGCGGTTGCTTGGTATTCAGCGCAGTCTGCGTAGCCGTACTGACAGGCTTATCTACATCGGCGGTGTTATCCACGCTACCAAGCCCAACATCCGATTTCTCAAGAATAACTACACCAGTCTTACCTGCAACACTCTGCACCGGGGCGGCGGCTGCTGCCTCGGCGGCGGTGGTGTACTGCGTGTGCGGGTCTGCCAGCGCGACGTGCGCAGAGACTGCGGCGGCGGCAGCGCCGGCGGCTTCTTTGGCATCCAGGGCTGGCTGCAGGCCAGCGACATCTGCGATGGCGTGGCCATGGGCGGACGGCGGGTAGTCTGCAGGCTTGCCCGTAACACCGGCCCACGGCGCCGTATCTGCGGCCACTGCGGCCCATACTTTTCCGTCACCGTCGGCGTCATAGCGGGACGCCAGCATGTCGCCGCGCTGCACCCACTGCGCGGGGTCTGCAGACACCAGCATCCATTCGCTGTTGTCGTCTTGCTGCCAGCAGTATTTGCCCACGTCCTCGGCCGACACGGCGATGGCCGCGCGTGCTGCGGCATTGGCAGCGCGCCAGTTGTGGGGCGCGTGAATTTCACCTGCAGGGATTTTTACGTGTTCCATTTTTCAAGTCACCTTCACATATTCGCCATTCACCATCACGGGCTCGCCGTCCACCGTGACAGAGCCGACTGGCGGGCCGCTCGGGAACCACGCTTGCATCTGTGCGTAGCTGGCGCGCGCCCATTGCCCGCTCTGTTGCACCAGGAACTCCGCAGGCACGGCGGATGTGGCGGCGGGCAGGCCTGCAATGTCAAACGGCGGCACCGCACCAGCAGCGCCGCCGGCGCCGCCCATGCCACCAGGGCCACGGTCGCCGCGCGCACCCTTGGGGCCGCGCAAATCCACCAGCTCGCCCCACTTTCCACCGGGCTTTTCAAAGCGCAGCTTGGTGCCCTGCCATTCGTGGTCTGGCATGGGGCCGGTGTCGCCTTTGTCGCCTTTGCCGCCCTTTGCGCCGCGCGGGCCTGGCGCGCCTTGGGGGCCGGCTTCGCCCTGCGCTCCGGGCGCACCGTCTTGTCCGTTGCGTCCGTCTTTGCCGTCAACACCTGGGGCACCATCAATGCCGTGGCGCCCGTCCTGTCCGTCGATGCCGTCGCGGCCATCACGCCCGTCTTTGCCGTCTGCGCCCTGCTCGCCTTGCGGTCCGGGCTGGCGCGCCAGCGTCTCGAAGCGCGCGCGCAGGTCGTGCTGGCCTTGGGTCAGCAGCGCGATCAGGTCGAGGTCGTTATTGCGCATCGCCAGCAAACGACAGCGATTTGACAATGCGCTCGGTCAGGGCCAGGCGCTGGCGGTCAAGGTCTGATGTGTCTTTTGGTTCGCGCTGCAGGGCCGCCACTTGCGCCGCGATCAGCGTCGATTCTTCGGCGTCGTCTGGCGTACCCGTATCCGGCATGGCCGCGTTGTGCGGGATGCTATTGGCGTCCTTTTCGCGCAGCCAGCGGGCCTGTTGTTCCAGTACGTCGATGGGGTTGCCGCCACGCTTGCGGATGATCTCGGGGCCGCTGGCGTAGGCGCGGTCTTCCAGCATGCCCCAGGCCTCGGCTTCTTTGCGCGGGTCAATCCACGGCATCGCTGGGGGCATGTAGGTGGCGTCGTCCAGCGTCTCTGGCGCAATGCCAGCGGGCACGCGCAAGGTGCCAGATGCCACGGCGGCGGCGATGAACTGCTCGTACACGGGCCGCACAATTCGCCCGATGAACTCGTTCGCCAGCGTGGCATAGATGGCGTAGCCCTCCACCAGCTCCTGGCGCTGGGCGCTGTAGGTGCCGTCATATGTGCGGGCAATGCTGGAGAACGTGGGGCCTGCACCGGCTGCAATGGCCTTCAATTGACCTGAGCGGTACGTCTCAAGATTCGGGTTCGGGCGGTTGGTGTCAATCATCCCGATCTCTTCACCCGGCGCCAGGTCGTCAAACACCATGCCGGGGCGGAACTTCATGCTGCGCGGGGTGGCATCGGGGTTCTCCGCGTACAAATCTGGCGAGCCTTTTTTGATGTAGGCCGCCATCGATGCCGCGATCTTGGCGGCGATGCGCTCGCTCTCTTCGTAGTCTTTGAGGTCGTCAAAGCGGTTCAGCACCGATGCAAACACGCTAACACCGCGCAATTGCCGGATGCGGTGGGTGTTTTTGAGGTGCAACATGCGCTCTGCCGGTACGCGCTTGGTCTGGCCTGCGCCGGTCAGCAGGGAGCCTGATTCGAGCGGGTTGGCTTTGTAAACGTGGTAGCCGGTGGGCGCGCCCCAGGCGTTGATCTCGATGCCTTGCACTACCTGCGCCGGGGCTGTGGCCTGCATTTCCATGGGCACGAAATCGGCCTCGAGCAACTCAATCGAAAACGGCACGCGGGTGCCATGCTGCAGGGATGGGATTTGCCCGGACACCAATTGCCCGAACACCTCGCCATCGCGCAGCCAGCTGCGGCACAGCAGGCGCTGGGCGCTGGGCCAGTCGTGCTGCTTGGTCACCTCAGGGGCGCGGCACCAGTCTTTCCAAAGATCGAGAATCTGCCGAGCCAACACATCGTCAATCGTGCCGTCTGCCTTGCGCGGTTGAGGCTCAATGCCGATGCCCTGCGGCCCCACGACATTGGCCACAAGGGTATTGAGCACACCCAGCGCCAGGTCGTAGTTTTGTTCCAGGTGCCGGGCCGTTTGGCGCAGCGTGGCCCCGGCGCGCAAGATGGCGTCATTGCCGCTGCCGGTTTCGCGCCGGCCTTTGCGCAACGTGCCGGGCTTGGCCGCCTCGTAGTAACTGAGCACCTTGCGCGCATGGGCACGCTGCAATGCGGCACGGGGGGAAAAGTAGGCCACCAGGCCGTCTACAAAATTGCCCATGGCGTCAGTCCGAGAAGTCGGCCAGCTGGTGGCGCGGGTAAGGGCGTGGCGTGGTGCTGGCTGCGGCCAGCGATGCCGTGATGACGGCGCGCGCCTGCAACAGCTCGGCCATGCTGCGCAGCGTGACGAGCTTGCCGTCCGCCGTGCGCACGGTCAGTTCGCCGCTGGCGATGGCGGAATCAATCGCCGCGAGGTCTTGGGGGGTGAATGCCATGCGGCAAGCATGGCGCGGGGCGCGTGCAAAGCCTTCAAAACGGCTGCACTGAATGTGGGCTAGGCGAGGCTGCGGCGATAGACCATTGTGGTGCGGCGGAACTCAACGCCTGAGCCGGCGCCCCCTGTTGCGGCCTGTAGGTGGTATGCCGTTTGCGCGCCGCCAGGGGTTTCCATATAGATGGTCAGAGGCACGCCGTTGGCCGTGGCAAATCCAAGCATCTGTGATGTTTCCGTGGTATTTGGCGGATTGCTGCCTGAGTACAGGTATCCGTTGTACATACCAGCGTCAGGAATGCCTGAAAATATAGGCACCGACACCTCGCTGCCAGAAACGGCGGGCGCCGGGTAGATTTTTTCCACGTCGATAACTGCTGCGCCTGCCACGTTGCGGAAACTCGGGAAGTAGTAAAACCCGTTCGGCACGGTTTGCTCTTGCCATGTTTTCAAAACATCATTGGTCGTGACCGGCGCATTGATGGTGTGGCCTGGCGGAATAAATGCATTGGCGGTTACCTGCTCCACGTACATTTCCATTCTGTGTTGCCAGATGGAGTATGTCTTTGCGTCATAGATTTGCGTCTGCCCATAAGGTACGTTTGGCACCAGTGTGGCTGCCAAGTATTGCCCCACTTCTATTTCGTACATGTAATAACGGATGCGCAGCGTTATCCACAATTCCGACGGCAAACACGGCTTCGGGTTGTCCACAAACCCAACTACCTGCGGCTGCGCCCAGTCCATTCCGTTGAAACGCACAACGCACCGATCGCCCGCTTCAAAAGCTGCCGCGTGGCAGGTCATGTAAACCACGGGCACATTCGCCAGCGCGGTCATTTTGTTGATGTCCAGCCCTGCCGCCGATGACTGCGCCGCGTCCAGCGTCACACTCGCGGTGTTGTTGCTGGTATTGAGCGCTGTGATCACTCCGCTGCGATAAGTTGGCTTGAATTTCTGCCAGCCAGGCAAGATGGCGGCGTTGAAAAACACCTGCTCCGGGCTTTGCACTTCACGCGCCACCAGCACGCCGTCCACGGTGTTGCCAGCGGGTGCGCCGGGCTTGATCAGCACGATCTGGTTTTCGCCGGGGATTTCCATCGTCGCCACTTCGCCGCTGCCGTTTTCGGTGTAGTCGGCGCACCAGGCTTGCAGGGTGCTTTCAAGCTGCAAGCCCTCCCAGTAGGCTTTGTCTTTTTGCAGCTTCGTTTGCTCGTCCACCAGCGCATCCAGGGCCAGTTGCAGCGGGGCGGTTTTCTTCTTCGCCTCCACCAGCGCCGTAGCGGCTTTGGTCTGCTCTGACAGCGCCTCTTTGGCGGCATCCTGCGCGGCTGTGTAGGCGGCCTCTGCGGCGGTCAGCGCGTCCTGCGCGGCCTTTCTTTCTTCGGGCGTGGCCGTGGCCGAGGCGGCCAAATTCTCGACCGCATCCATTGCGCTGCTCACGTCTTCGAAAGCCTTGGGGATGGCTTGCGTGGCGGCGATGTAATCGTTGGTGGCTTTTTGCGCGGCGGTCTTTTTCTCGGCCTCTGCGGCCTTGGCTGCATCCAGCTTGGTCTGCGCTTCGGTGATTTTCGTCGCCAGCTCGGTGAGGTGCTGGGCAAGCGCCGCCACCGTCGCATCGCGCGTGGCCGTGCCGTAATCCATCTTGATGGTGTAGTTGCCCTTGTCACCCCCGCCCACAATCGTTGCCTTGCCCATGATCAGCTTCCCACGTCCATGTAACTGTCAAACCCGCTCGGTGCGTAGTAATTGATGTATGACACGATGAATGGCACACCGTCCACAAACGCGCGATGGCCGGGGCGCAGCAGCCAGTCCACGGCGCAGCGTGCGCGGTAGTTGCTGGCGCCGCTGGAAATCGACCGTACGCCCGTCAAGGCCCGGTCATAGATGGCGGGCGGGTTGGCGTTGGCGGCGAAGGCTGTGCTGTACCCGCTCAGCGTGCAGGTGTGGCGCAGCGGCCCCCGGTCAAACTGCGCCTGCTCTGCGGGGGCGCGGGCCATTTCTTGCTCTAGGGCCATGCCGCTGGGCAGCACCGCGCGGCGCGAAACGACAAACTCGGTGGCCGCATTGATGGCGCTTTGCCACACGGTGCAGGCGGGGATGACGCACTGCACGTAATTGCTGCTGCCGGTTTGCAGCGTAGCCTGCCAGCTGCTGATGGGCACGCGCACGGTGCCCATTGGCGTGATCAGGTCCATCACGTACAGCGTGACGGCATCGCCAAGGCCCACGGTGAAGTCGTGGTAGGCCAGCACACCTGCCTGCCCCAGCACCGACGGCGCGCTGGCCGTGGCCAGAATGGGGATGCGGGCGACCACCGATGCGGCACCCAGCGGGCCAGATGCCGCAGCCCGCGCCACAGCGACCAGTTGCCCCAGTGCAGCACCTGCACCCAGCGGGCCAGCTGTGGCAACCCGTGCCGCGCCTACAGCCCGTGTCAGCGCAAGCGGTGTCCCGAGGGGTGTGGCCGCTGCTGCG